GGCGGTGGTCAAATGGGTTACGGTCAACGCCAACAACCTATGGGGCAATCAATGGGTCACCCTCCAGCATCTGGCAACTATGGAGGCCAAATGGGCAGTTCTCCTATGTCGGGTGGTTATGGCATGGGCGGATTTAATCCCGGAATGGATGGTATGGGTGGTTTTAGTGGTGGATATGGCCCTCAAATGGGTGGTTTTAACCAGCAGCAGCCTATGGGTAGTTATGGTAATAGTTTTAGCAATGGTTTTGGTAGTGGGTTTAATCAGTCCCCTCAAATGGGTGGATTTGGTGGTGGTTACGGTCAATCTCCTCAAATGGGTGGCTTTGGTAGTGGCATGCAGGGCCAATTTGGTGGTGGCTTTGGCGGTGGATTTAACCAACAAGGTTTGCAACAAGGCTTCGGTCAGCAAGGTGACATGCAAAAAATGAGTAATATTTTGCGTGGTATGCCAATGGGTGGAATGCAGCAACCTAACCAACGAGGTAGTCAACAAATGATGGCGCAATTTGGTATGCAAGGTCAGATGGGTGGTATGGGCCAAATTCCAGAGTATGCACGTCCATATTTGCAGCGAATAATAGGTGGTCAAAACGTCAATCAAAGTCAAATGGGAACACCTAATACTGGCCCAGCTCCAACACAAGAACAGACATATCAAAATTACTTAAGCAGTATGTAAAGGATTATATTAAATGACAACGTCCGGCACCGCAGGCTTTAACTTAGACCTATCCGAGTTAGTGGAAGAGGCGTTTGAGCGCTGCGGGAAAGAACTGCGTACTGGATATGACCTACGCACTGCGCGTCGCAGTTTAAACCTGCTGACAATCGAGTGGGCGAATCGTGGCATTAACCTCTGGACTATTGAGCAAGGCTCGATCCCTATGGTTACGGGGCAGTCTACGTATAACTTGCCCGTTGATACAATTGATTTGCTGGACACAGTTATTCGGACTGGCTCTGGTCAAAACCAAACTGACATTAACATTACCCGTATTTCAGAGTCTACATACGCGACTATTCCGAACAAAAACGCCTTGGCGCGACCAATTCAGGTGTGGATCAACCGTCAATCCGGTGCAGACTATCCAACAACTGGCACGAACGCTCCAAAAATTGTTGTATGGCCTACGCCAAACGCACCGGGAGATCAGTATACGTTTGTGTATTGGCGACTTCGCAGGATTCAGGACTCCGGTGGTGGTGTGTCTACACAGGATATTCCATTCCGTTTCTTAACTTGTATGGTTGCTGGGCTTGCTTTTTACCTGTCTGCCAAGTTGCCAGATGTAACTCCAGACCGTATTGGATTTTTAAAGTCAGAGTACGAACAACAGTTTCAGCTTGCTGCAGACGAGGATCGCGAAAAGGCACCTCTTCGTTTTGTGCCACGCAATATGTTTTATTGAGTTAAACGATGCCTAGTCAATTCGCCTCGGGTAAATATGCGATTGCAGAGTGTGATCGGTGCGGTCAACGGTTTAAGCTAAAAGAACTGAAGAAGTTAGTTATTAAGACACAGATTAAAAACATTTTGGTTTGTCGTGAGTGTTGGGATCCAGATCAGCCACAGTTGCAGTTAGGCATGTATCCAGTAAACGACCCGCAAGCCATAAGAAATCCTCGTCCAGATACCAGTTATGTTGTGTCAGGTACAAGTGGTTTGCAGATTAACTTGACGGGTGTTGGGCCACTAGGCGCTGGCACTCAAGAGGGTGGTAGCAGAATATTTCAATGGGGCTGGAACCCAGTTGGTGGCTCTAGAGATGATGGTTTAACACCGAATGACTTGATTATCCAAATCGAGCTTGGTACAGTTACAATAGCGGTTACTTAAGGAGTTATCATGTATAAAAGCGGCGCAGATGGTGTAGCTAAAAAAGGTAAGACCGAGGGTAAGAATCTTGGTAACAGTGGCCCAACGGTTGCTGCTAAGTCAGGCAAGGGTACAAAGTCTTCCAAAGGTGGCAAGTCAGATGCTGACATGTTGTCAATTGGTCGTGGCATGGCAAAAGTTGCTGCTCAAAAGCGAGGTTGATATGGCGCAAAATTCATCTAAGTTAGATGGTAAACGTTTTGGCTCAGAGGCTCATGCCGCTACGATAACCAAAAAACGAGATCCAAACACAATGGCTGCAAAAGACTTCAAGCCTAGCGGCCCCGCCATGCGTGTCAGTATTGGAGACCCTGCCCGTGAAGATGTCAAAACTACCGGCATTAAGATTCGTGGTACAGGTGCGGCAACGAAGGGAACAATAGCGAGAGGGCCAATGGCATAATGAATTACGCTCAACTCTCCGCTGCTATTCAGGCTTATTCGGAAAGCGATGAACAACTGTTTGTCGAGAATATTCCCGTTTTCGTTAAAGCGGCAGAGCAGCGTATTTATAATTCTGTTCAGTTTTCTTACCTACGTAAGAACGTTACGGGATCGGTTACACCTAGTAATCCGTATTTATCGGCTCCAACAGATTTCTTGTCTGTATACTCGATAGCTGTTATTACGCCAGCAGGGGACTACGAATACTTGCTAAACAAAGACGTTAACTTTATTCGTCAGGCGTACCCTTCTGTTAGTGATACAGGCACTCCAAAGTATTACGCAATCTTTGGCCCTACTACTACAGCGGGCGATCCTCCTGTTTTGACAAATGAGATGTCTTTTATATTAGGCCCAAAGCCTAATGTTAATTATTCTGTCGAGCTGCACTACTTCTTCTACCCAGAGTCTATCGTTACCGCTGGTACGACGTGGCTAGGCGACAACTTTGACACCGCCTTGTTTTATGGTGCGCTGCGGGAAGCTGCGGTGTTTCAACGTCAAGAGCCTGACATGGTTGCTAACTACGAGCAGAAGTACATGGAATCAATGTCTTTGTTGAAGCAGCTTGGCGACGGAAAGGAGAGGACGGACAGTTATAGAACCGGTCAAGTGAGGTACCCTGTTCGATGAAACGCTTAAACCGTCAGGAAGCTAAACAACTAGGCATAAATAAATGTCATGGTAGCGTTTGTGCAAAGCATCCTGAGCTTGAAGGTTTTCGTTGGGTTTCTGGCGCTTGTGTTGAGTGTGCAAGAGAGCATATCCGAAAGGGAAGAAAAGCAAACCCAGAACGCACAAAAGAACACCAACAAAAAAATAACGAAAAAACTAAACTTAACCCAGTACAAGTTGAAAAAAAGCGGATACGCGACGCTGCGTATAGGAAAGCAAATAAAGAAAAAGTACGTGCTGTGCAGGTTGCATGGAATGCTAGACACCCAGAAAAAATTGCGGCACATAAACAAACTGCTAAGGGTAAATACAAAGTTCAGAAGAATGTAGATACGGCGATGCGTCGGGCATCAATGAAACAACGTACCCCGTCATGGCTTACCGCAGACGACCACTGGATGATTGAGCAGGCGTATGAACTCGCACAAATTAGGGCTAAAATGTTTGGGTTTGATTGGCATGTAGATCATATAATTCCATTACAAGGTAAAACTGTTTCCGGGTTGCATGTACCGTGGAACTTGCAGGTTATTCCCGGTGTGCTTAATATCCGTAAAGGTAACAGGCTTGTGGAGAGTGTATTTTGAGTTTTACGGGAAACTTTACGTGCGAGAGCTTCAAGATTGGCTTAACTGAGGGTATGTTCGACTTCACTGGTGGAGATACGTTTTACATAGCGTTGTACACCAATGCGGCTACGCTCAATCAGAATACTTCAGCTTATACGACGGTAGGTGAGGTTGTAGCGGCAGGGTATACAGCGGGTGGAGTTGTTTTAACACCAATTGTTGGTACAACGAGCGCGTTCGTTACGTTTGATAACGTATCTTGGTCTGGAGCGTTTACGGCTCGGGGTGCTTTGATTTACAAGAGCGGGGATGGTGGTGCTGTATGTGTGCTTGATTTTGGAGCGGATCGTACTTCATCCTCAACGTTTACAGTACAATTTCCAATAGCAACGCCCGATCAGGCGTTAATACGGCTTCCTTAAGGAGTTTTTTAAATGATGAATGATAAAGCAACGTCTGTTGATGCCGTAGGCGCTTCGATTGTGTCCGGCAATGCTACACAGACTGGTCTTAAAGCTGGTGGCGTTTACACCATGCAATGTTTTGATAAAGATGGCAACCTCAAGTGGGAAGCCAAGTCCGATAACCTCGTGGTCAACGTTGGTCTTCAAGACATGAATGCCAAGTACTTCTCTGGCTCCGCTTACACAGCTGCTTGGTATATCGGTCTGTACGGTGCTGCTGCATCAAACAACCCTGCTGCTGGCGATACTGCTGCGTCCCACGCTGGCTGGACTGAAGTTGTTGCTTACTCACAAGCTACACGCCCACAGGCTGTGTTTGGCACTGCAACAACCGCAGACCCTTCAGTGATCTCGAATACGGCATCTCCCGCTGTGTACAGCATTAACGGTACGACTGTAATTGGTGGTGCATTCTTGATTAGTAACAGCACAAAGAGTGGCACAACAGGTACATTGTTCTCCGCTGCTGACTTTCAATCTCCCGGTGATCGTAGCGTTGCAAGCGGTGATACCATCAACGTTACATATCAATTCAGCCTCGACGCTGCTTAAAGGAACATCATGGCTACTAAATTCGTGAAAGGTCAAGAGGTTAAAGTTCGCGCTGTAAATCCAGCAGGCCCAGTTATTAAACTGCGCATGGATGAGGATGGTGTGGTCTTTTATTTGTTGGAGTGGACTGATGCTGACGGTAATGCCCAAGAGCGTTGGTTTGCCGAGCCTGAACTCACTGCTGTTTAAACAAAGTGTTTGCGGCTAGTGGTTTTGCTGTTGCCCCTTACGCAGCCACTTCCGGGTCTTTGTATTCGGCTGTGGTTGCGGAGACCGCTGTTGCTTTAGAAATTGTTTTAGCTAGTAGAACTACAACTTCTGCTATACAAGAAACCTGCACTATATCTGATGCTACAAGCAGTATCAGTACTATACCAAACTTTGTTCTTGACGCATTTACAATTAGTGATGCAAACTCCTCCGCTATTACACGCAGCACTGTAATCCAAGAGGCATCGACTGCGTCTGAAATAGTAAGTTCTATCGCAAACTTACTTGCATCCGTCAATGAAATAGTTACGGCAAGAGATATTGTTAGTACTACATTTACTGGGCAAGCATTCGTTCTGGAAACGTCTGTTGCGTCAGATGTGATATTTGCTGCACCTGTTGCACAAGTGGCTGTAAATGAATCAGCTACTGCGTCTGATTTGTACTTTGGCTCTAGATCATTGCCGGGAGATATTCTTGAATCAGTCTTGGCTCAGGACACTGTAAACAATACAGTAACGCTTGTTAGCAGTGTGGCAGAAATATCTACAGGTGCAGATAGTGTCACTTCGTCGGGAACGTACAATATATTCTTGGCAGACAGTGCTCAAATAACGGATATAACAATTATTGGTTCGACGAGCAATGTGTCTGTTGCCGAAACTGTAGTTATTCAAGAATCTATTAGTAGCCTAGTAGCGTACGGTAGGACTGTAAGTGACTCTGTTAATCTTACTGCTTCTAACTCTGCATCCGGAGTGCTTAAAGTTGTCATGCAGGATACTGCTCAAGCCGCAGATGCTACGGAAACTTCCACTATATTTACTGTTGTTGTAGCAGATGTAGCATCAGCTCTTGATTCGCTTACTTCTGGAGTAACGTATGACAGGATTGTTGCTGATACCGCATCTGGCCAAGATGTAGTAACTACGCGGGCAGAATTATATTTACTGGTTAATGAACAAGTCAGTGTCATTGATGTTTTAAATACTCAGCTTAGCGCATTTGTTTTCGTACTCGAATCTGCTAACGTAAATGATATTGCTAACGCAGGTGGTAGCTTCAGTGTTTTAGTTACAGAAACTGTCGTAGTTGCCGATGCAATACTGGCTCGTTACCTTTGGGAACCAATCAATACGTTTGATGCAAATTCATGGGTGCCAGTGCAAGCCGCAAGCCCAACAGCATGGGGTAATATTGGTAATGATACAGATACAGACTGGTCGTTAATCGACACAATTAATTAAGGAAGTGCTATGGCATTGGTCGTTAGAGATCGGGTTAAAGAAACCACCACAACCACTGGCACGGGAACAATTACGCTTCTTGGTGCTGTGTCTGGCTATCAGGCGTTTTCCGTCATCGGGAATACAAACACAACGTACTATGCGATTGTGGACAGCGCAGCGGGTACTTGGGAAGTCGGTATTGGAACTTACAGCACGACTGGCCCCACTCTGTCAAGGGACACAATCCTAGAATCTAGTTCTGGCGGTACGGCAATTAGTTTTGCGGCAGGCACTAAAGACGTATTCTGTACGTATCCCGCAGAGCGTTCAATGTATGTTGATGGCACGACGATTACGCCCGCTACTGCGGCTACACTGCCCGTGGTTTCTGGCGGTACAGGCGCAGCAACATTAACTGTAAACAATGTCCTGCTTGGCAACGGTACAAGCGCATTACAAGTAGTTGCACCCGGCACAACAGGTAATGTCCTGACTTCTAACGGTACAACTTGGACAAGCGCTGCTGCGGGCGCTTCTTTGTTAGGCGATACAGACTCTGCCACGCCGTTTGAAACGTCTTTGGGTTATCAAGCTGGTAATGTTAATACTGGTATTAATAATACGTTTGTTGGTTATCAGTCTGGACTTGCTAATACTACCGGCACGGAAAACACTGCGCTAGGTAAGGGGGCGCTTCAACGAAACACCACAGGCGCAAGCCACACTGCGGTAGGTACTGAGGCGCTTTTTTTCAACACAACAGGTCAAACTAACGTAGCGATTGGGAATTATGCTCTTTACACTAACACGACTGCTTCAAATAATGTAGCTATTGGTTATTCTGCAATGCAAAACAATTCCACAGGCGCAAACAACACCGCTACAGGATTTGAAGCACTTCTCTCTAACACCACCGCAGCAGGTAACACGGCTCACGGATACCAAGCTTTACGTTCAAATACGACTGGGACACAAAACGTAGGGGTTGGATTTGATGCGCTGTATTCAAATACTACGGGCTTGCAAAATACTGCACTTGGCTATCGAGCAGGCAGATCAGGCACAAACAACCTAACCACTGGTACAAACAACATCCTAATCGGCTACAACGCCGAAGCGACATCCGCCACAGTCAGTAACGAAAACACTTTCGGTAACTCATCCTCCACTAGCAACAGATTCTGGGGTGACATCAAACCGGGCGGATCAAACGCAGGTACATCAGGGCAAGTGTTAACTTCAGCAGGTGCGGGCGTTAGTCCAACATGGACTACTGTTGGTGGAGGTTCTGCTGCTACTCCTACGGCTCTTGGTACTGTTTACGCGCAAACAACCAATGCAACGCTTGCGAATACTGCACTCGGATTTCAAGCTAATAATGCGCTTACAACAGGCACCAGAAATATAGCTATTGGTTACAACGCAAACTTATTAGCTACTACTACAAGTTCAAATATTGCAATTGGTGCTGAAGCTTTATCTTCTTCAATTACAGGGGGCGGAGGCATTGCAATTGGTGACTCAGCGTTAAAAGCAATGACAACAGGTTTTGCCATTGCAATAGGTGGCAACGCAATGAAGCTTGCGACAGGCGGCAACGCCAATATTGCTATTGGTAACACGGCAATGTCGCTTGGAATTGTTACTGGAAACGGTAACCAATGTGTTGGTCAAGACTCACTTAACTTTCTTACCTCAGGCAGCGGAAACAATGCTTTTGGTGGTGAGGCGTTAAGGGGCGTTACAACAGGTTCAAATAATGTTGCCGTAGGTAATTCAGCACTACGTTCCGTTTCAGGTTCAACCAATACCGCATTAGGCTATCAAGCAGGACAAAGTGGTACAAACAACCTAACTACAGGCACAAACAACATCCTAATTGGTGCTAACGCCGCAGCATCAGCGTCTGCAGTCAGTAATGAAACAACTATTGGCAACAGTAGCACAACGTCTGCTCGTATCTTTGGTAAGTTAGCGCTGCAAAACGGTTCTTTTGCGGGAATTTCCTCTACCGTTGCTTCCGCAGCCACAATTACTCCAACATCAGACACAACGAATCAATACACGGTAACTGCGTTAGCTACCGCAGCCACTATTGCAATACCAACAGGAACGCCCGCAGACGGACAAAGATTGACTATTAGATTTAAAGACGATGGAACTGCAAGAGCATTAACGTGGACTACATCCGCAGGTGGATACAGGGTTATCGGAACAACATTGCCAACAACTACGGTATTGAGCAAAGTGCTTTATGTTGGTTGCATTTATAACTCCCAAGACTCGTTCTGGGACGTTGTTTCCACAGCTCAACAAGCGTAAGGACACAAAATGGTTAAGATTGATTTTGAATACGAAACTAAATACGGTGTTTATCGTGATGCCCTCCACTTACCTGTAGATCATACTTATACAGAAGCACAGATTGCTGCAATGAAACAAGAGCGAGTAGACGCTTGGGTTTACGCAATTGAAAATCCACCCGCACCAGAGCCAGAGATTGTTGTGATTGATGCAGTTGAGTACATCAAGGTTGAGATTGATGGGGTGATTGTTCTCAAGCCTGTAGGGGCATAATATGGCAAGTCGCTACTGGGTTAGTCCAAATACGATTGTTCAGTTTAGTGTTGCGGCGCAAACAGCATCGCCAACTTCTTTGTCCTTTAATGATGATGGGACAAAAATGTATGTTTTGGGCGCAACGGTGGTAAATGAATACACGTTGTCATCGGCGTGGAACATAAACACAACTTCTTATGTTCGGAATTTTAATATTTCAGCTCAAGGAGCTGGCCCGTATGGTCTTTTCTTTAAACCTGACGGAACTAAGATGTATGTTGTTACAAATGGTAACGATAATGTCAATGAATACAATTTATCTTCTGCTTGGGATGTAAGCACGGCGTCTTACGTCCAAAACTTTAATGTTACAGCCCAAGAAACATCTCCGTGGGGTTTGTTTTTTAAAGATGATGGCACAAAGATGTATGTGGTCGGGCAAACAGGCGATGACGTAAATGAATACAATTTGTCATCTGCATGGAATGTATCTACAGCGTCCTATTTACAAAATTTTAGTATAGCTGCTCAAGAAACAAGCCCAAGTGGTTTATTTTTTAAACCTGATGGGACTAAAATGTATGTTGTAGGGTATACAAACGATAGAGTAAATGAATACAACTTATCTTCTGCGTGGAATATAAGTACAGCATCTTTTGTGCAGAACTATAGTGTTTCCGCCCAAGATACATCTCCGTATGGATTATTTTTCAAATCAGACGGCACAAAGATGTATGTTTCTGGAGACGGTAGTAGTTCAGTTTTCTCATATCCACTATCAACAGCGTGGAACATCTCAACCGTAACCATCGACACATGGGACGGTACAGCGGGTACTAAGTGGGCGTTAACCTCTGGCGGCGCTGGTGGTCAAGCTGTTCCAACAACTGCTGATGATGTGTACTTTGATGCGAACTCAGCAGGCACAGTCACAATCGCCACAGGCAACACAGGCGCAAAGTCAATTAACTGTACGGGGTTCACAGGTGGGATTGCTGCTAGTGCGGCTATTACAGTATCTGGTAGCGTAACACTTAATGCGGTAATGACTTATGACTTTAATACAACAATAACGATTAATGGAACAGGAACAATCATTACGGCGGGTAAGTCATTAGGGTTTTTAGACATTAATGGAACTGGTATTACCGTAACCCTCGGTGATGCTTAT